CTAATGAGTATTATTCGGAGGTAGATAAAAGAATAAGGCTTGAATTTCCCCACAAGTTTGATAGTAATCAAACAACGGAAACGACTAAACCCACACAAACAGTAGCTTCAGCGAAGCGAAGTGTAAAATCCAGTCGCAAAACTGTGAGACTCACACCGTCACAGGTCACAATCGCTAGAAAATTAGGTGTGCCATTAGAAGAATATGCGAAACAATTACAACTCACGAAGGAGGTATAAGGCATATGGAAAACGAAAAAATGAAATCTTCTCGTGCGAGCCAAAGTAGAGCTAAAACAGTTAAGAAAACTACTTGGACTCCACCCTCATCTTTAGATGCACCCCCTGCACCTGATGGGTATAAACACAGATGGTTAAGAGCAGAAGTTTTAGGATTTGATGATACTAAAAACATGTCTGGCCATTTAAGATCTGGTTTCGAGCTCGTAAGAGCAGAAGAATATCCAGACAGTGATTACCCAGTCTTACAAGAAGGTAAATACAAGGGCGTGATCGGAGTAGGAGGCCTTCTGCTGGGAAGGATACCGAATGAAGTCGTTGAGGCGCGAAAAGAGTATTTTGCAAAAATGACTCAAGATAAGACAGACGCCATCGACAAAGACTTGATGAAGGAACAGCACCCAAGTATGCCGATCAATAGTGAGAGGCAAACTCGTGTAACTTTTGGTGGTACGAAAAAAAGTTAATTTTTTAACGATTTTTCTCCAACAAAATAAACTTTAACAAGGAGAAAACAAATATGGCTAACCAAGATGCAGCCTTTGGATTAAAACCAATTGGCTTTTTGGGTAGTACACCGATGAACTCTGGACTTACAGAATTTGAAGTCGCAGCTTGTGCATCAGCTTTTTCACAAAATGACTTGATGAAAGTTATTAATACTGGAACAGTTGGTATTGCAGCAGCTACTGACAACGGAGCTCTTTTGGGTTCAGTTCAAGGTGTATTTTTTACGGATGCCACTACTAGCAAACCGACATTTGCTAATAATCTTAGAGGTAGTAATACCGCTACAGATATTAAAGCATTTATCACAGACAGTCCGCACCAAGTGTACGAGATTCAGTCTGACAATAGTGGTGCATCACAACAAACAGATGTGTTCAACAACGCTGACGTAGCAGTTTCAGCAGGTCTTACACCAAACTTTATTTCAAAAACTGAGTTAGGTGATAGTACTTTAGCGACGACTACTGCGAACTTGAGAATTATTGGATTTTCTGATGATATCAGAAACAATGATTTTGCTTCAGCGAATGTTAACTATAAAGTTATCATTCTTGAGCATTTCTATTCAACCGCTACAGGCGTATAATAGGAGGATAACTATATGGCTATAACAAGAGGACAACTAGTTAAAGAACTAGAGCCAGGTTTGAATGCATTATTCGGCTTGGAGTACAATAGATATGATAACGAACATGCTGAAATCTACGATGTAGAAACTTCAGACAGAGCGTTCGAAGAAGAAGTAATGTTATCAGGCTTTGGTAATGCAGCTGTAAAAGCTGAGGGCCAAGGTGTAACATTCGATTCTGCAAACGAAACGTTCACAGCTCGTTATACAAACGAAACAATCGCACTTGCGTTTTCAATCACTGAAGAAGCGATCGAAGACAACTTGTATGACAGATTAGCAAGCAGATACACAAAAGCTCTTGCAAGATCTATGTCAAACACAAAACAAGTTAAAGCTGCGAATGTTTTAAACAACGCGTTCAGTTCATCATTTGCTGGTGGAGACGGTAAGGAGCTTTGTGCGACTGACCACCCAATCGTTGCTGGTACATTCAGAAACGAATTGTCAACAGCGTCTGACTTAAACGAAACATCGTTAGAGCAGTCGTTAATTGACATCGCAGCAATCACTGATGAAAGAGGTTTAAAAATTGCGGCAAGAGGAGTAAAAATGATTATTCCTTCAGAGCTTCAATTTACTGCCGAAAGACTTATGAAGTCTGCAGGTAGAACCGGAACAGCTGATAATGATATCAATGCAGTTGGATCAATGGGAATGATTCCACAGGGTTATACTGTGAACCATTTCTTAACTGATACTGATGCGTTTTTCATTAAAACAGATGTGCCTAATGGATTAAAAATGTTCGTTAGATCACCTGTGAAAACAGCTATGGAAGGTGACTTCACTACTGGAAACGTTAGATACAAAGCTAGAGAGAGATATTCTTTTGGATTCTCAGACCCTAGA